CCGCTACCTATCTTTGCTCCCACCAATGTGTATGGATCACCCTAGAACAAGGAAAAGAAAACCCATATACTTATTGGATTACTCCAAAAGGAGATGTACAAGGCTACAAACGTTTCATATATTTGGAACATTCAAAACTCGCCGAGTCATTTTATACGGCGACAGTAATAAAGAACTTACTGGCGCTTATGTTGCTTCCGTTTCGTTCCTTTGTTCTTCACTAAAGGGCCGTGAAGTTTCTCAAAATTACTCCGATCTAAATAGATAGGGATGCCTTTGTAATTTCTAAGGAAGTGAGAGACGGTTACACTCTCTTTTCGTTCAGACCAATACTCTACGTAACGTTTAGACGAATCATACATCCAATAATTTCGTTCGTACACTCTGTTGATAAAACCACGAATATCTTTGAAAGTATTATATAAGTCATCATTGTTAATATTGTAAAGCTGAAGAAAGTTTTTCCAAATAGCTTTGGATGACGTCGTGAACCCATCGGAAATGTAGAACAGAATTTTGAACATTTCCTGATAATGCAAGAGTTTGTGTCGGTAATTCGAAAATAAAAAAGTCTTCTCTAAAACACTAATAAAAGAGATGTAAAAAGAAACGTCGTCTACATTCTTCTTATTAGATATTGCAATATCATTAAGTCTCCTCAAGAAGTAAGTTCTTCTGTTAGATCTACAACCTGAGTACTCAGGACCAAGAAGCAATTTCGTCCAAATGTCTTTCAACTTAGTGTCCAAATTACCTTTGGAATCTATAACGCGCTTAAGGAATGACGCTTCATCTTGGGAGTCCTTTGAACGACCTTTGATAGGGTTCACGGTGTCGTCCACCGCTTTGTAGTTAAATTCTTTGAGCATCCACTCAGAGATTTTAACCCTGACAGAGTCACAAAGTAACGTGTTGCTATCGATTTTTATATCATCACCTTGGACCTGTAGTTCATAATCCTGACGAAAAGATTCAGGAACATGAGGGCAATTGTGAATCGTTGAAGTCCAGATAATCCAGTTGGACATCGAATTGATATGAGACGTCCAGGCGTGTCCTGATGGCACACCGTGATCAAGCAAGAACATATTGCCATTGTGTAAATTAACTCGCTTAAGCACCATTGTATCGCAAAGAAATCTAAAATGATTCACAACTGTTTCACTTTTGGCAAAGCAAGAAGCGTATATATTGAAACTTTTAATAATGAGCTCTTTACAAACACTAGAATCCCACAATTTACCGTCAAATTCATACGCATATTTATATTTAAT